TTAGCAACAGTACCAACAATAGAAGCAACTTCACCAGTCCAAGTAGATAATTGGGTAGTTGTTAAAGGTGTTGGAGTTGCGCCAGTCTGACACCATAACGATGCCGAAAACCCAGGTAATACTTGATTTGGAAGTGCCATTTTAAAAATTCCTTAAATAAAAGTTAATCAATTTATATTATGTTGGAATGTATAAAGTGCAATCCATAATAATATGATGCAAGTTTATCGTATTATCGTATGTATTATACAACCAATCTACATCGGCTTTTGATATTTGAAATCCACTACTGCCACCAAAAAGGCCGTTGTAACCATGCAATGATTGTAATATGGAATTGCTTATATTGAAAGCATCATTCATATCTTGGGCAAAGACATTAATCTGAAATATAGGCTTGTCAATACCCTTGTTATTTTGATTCTGGCCAGTATAAACAGGCTGGTGAACATTCCTTAATTGCCAAGTAATAAACTTAGGCTGGCTAGCAAAATTACGGTTGAAATTGGCATAAACAGGCACAGGAGTAGCAATAGCGGCCAGTTGATATTGGATGGCTTTTGCATAATTAAGCGGATTCTGCTGGCTCATACTTGTGTGCTTGGATCGTTACGATAGCAAGTAAAAGTAATGTTCATTTTATCGTTACTTTCATTGACATCCATTATTCTAAAATCATGCCCACGCCAATTAAACGCATAACCAACTTGGTTTTCCGACATTTGCAAGGTGTTTGGGGTGTAATTTAATACAAACTTAACTAAATCCGCATAAACACGATCTTCTTTGGTAATGCTCAAATTATTATGAACATCCATTACTCTGGCACGGGTTTTAAACCATAGGGTAATTGCGGTTGTGGTTTGTCCAATGCTATCTGTGGATATAGCAACATTATTCACATCCACATTTTCATAGCGGACAATAGCCATTACAACACCAGCGGTTTATAGGGTCTGAGTAATTGCTCTACGCCATAAGGGATTTTGTTCATAACCCCATTAAAGGTATCGCTACGGTTGTTATAAAGATGGGTTAGCATCATTAAACCAGCTTGTTGAATGACTGGATATTGAGCATATGGGCTAGCACCAGTTGTATAAGTAACCACAATTGGATTGGCAACAAAAGTGCTAATTTCGCTTGGCAAGCTGTTTACAATAACCTGATTGCCCGTAGGATCATAAAAATAAGACGATGGATCAAGCAAAGTAAAGGTTGCTGGCATATTTCCATTGTAATAACCAACAGAATTAATAACCGTTCCAGCATTTCCTTGACTAGATTGGGTAACTTCTGGCAAGTCTAATTGAACTTGTGTACCACTCATGCCATTCCAAGCCCCATAGTAGACTTTATAGCTAATCGGGAATATGGACATACCAAGATAATCTTCAATGGCCATACGGGTCGCTAATTCAAGCCCAAACAAATAATCCGCTTGGCTGGTATCACCAAACAAATTAAGCTGTTGAAGAATTTGATCCAAACTTAACCAAGAACTGCTTACATCACGGCTGGTTTGCTCTATCTTTTCATAGCTAAAGGGGTTACGGGCTGTACCTAAATACGGCCCGTTTGTATAACTATCTAATGGCATATTGGCCTTATGATTCTAAACGGACACCAGCGAATACATCACGAATTGTAGAACATACCCGTTTTTCAGCATACAGGGTTACTGTACCTGGCTGAGTTTGCTCTAAACGCTGGATGCTAAATTCTTCGTGATCCACGATAGTTACAAACTTATCCCAGTTTGCCAAATAGATTGGGAAATTGCCACTACCAACCACTTGCATATATGGGTTAGGAATAACTGGGAAACCAAATACATGAGCCACAGCACCACCATCGGAATCGCCAACCTCAACAAATAATGGCTGGCCAGTAGAACTGGTTAATTCACGCAATGCCAAAATGGTGTTTGGGTGCATATGCCATGAAGTGCCTGGCAAACTCCAGTATTGGGCTGGCAATGCAGATGCTAAAGATGCAATATCGTTATAAACGATTGTGCCGCCAGTAGCGGTGCTAACAGTTTTAACTGTATGCAAACCGTTTGTTGGGCCAGAACCGTTTGTACCAAATGCGGCAGTTGAACCGCTTGGATAGTAATTTAAACCACGCAAACCGCTTGTTGCGCCAGTAGATGTAGTGCCAGAACCAGCTTGATCGTTATTTTGAATCATTGACAATGCTTCTTGTTGGCTAAATTCCAACATTAAATCGCCAACAATTGCTGGATCAAGGTTATTAATATCGGACATTGCGGCAGTACGAACTGGCAATTGAGCCGTAATTGCTTGTAATGGCAGTTGCCAGAATGATGTAGCAATGTTTGGAGTACCAGTATTCACATTAACTGGATAGCCCCAGGGATTTGTAGGATTGGTTGCATTACCCGTTTTAACAACAAACGCTTCATCCGAACCAATCGTAGTAATTTCACGGCTTGCCATACGCAATGGGTTAGCCATACGCAATGATGCAAACGCATCATCATAAATAACACGACCACCAACCCCAGAGCCAGAACCTTGTAGGCCAGCGGCTTCTTTCAGGTTTACTTTTACCGCATCACCATTTTTTTCGGTAAGTGCGGATTTAATTGCTTCTAGGATTAGTTCATTTTTCATATATATTCCAAAAGATTTAAGATGGGGCGGCTTTTGACCGCCCCGCCTTCACTACATATTACGCTGTTGCAGTTGCGGTAGTACGGAAAGCAATGATGGAAAGTGGGTCTACATTTGATGTAGCCAAACGCTTTTCACCGAAGAATGTGATGTAACCAGGCAATGTCTGGTCATATCTACGCAATACCATGTTCAAACGATCAACGATGGTATGTCCTCTTTGCCAATCACCGAAATACATTGGGAACAAGTTAGCGGCTGTGTTACCAGCAAACTGACTTGGATTGTCGCAGTATTTATTAACAACAACATCAAAACCAAGCATACGGCCAACGATACCATCGTTGTCCATTGGGTGCATCCGTTCAAAGATTGGAGTACCGTTGGTGTCTTTTAAGCCACGAATCTGAGCCAAGAAAATTGGGTTTACCAAGAACTTCGCTGTTGGTGTCCAATATTGTTGTGGCAGATTGTAGATAAAGTTGATGATGTCATCATAGGTTACATTAGCCGCACCAACCACATTACCATTGCTGGTTAATTGGTCATAAACAGCCAATTGGTTCAAACCGTTTGTGGAAGCTGTACCAGAAGTACCGAAACCGCCAACGCTGATTGTGCCACCAGTATAAGAAGCATTAGCACCGTAGTTAGCATATTGGTTTAAACCACGCAAACCGTTAGAACCACCGTAAGGCAAAGTTGTTGCGCCCTGGTCGTTGTTCTGGATCATGGACAAGCCTTCTTGCTGGCTAAATTCCATCAACATATCATCAACCACATTGGCCTCTAAACCATCAATGTCATCAAGAGCCGCAGTACGGATTGGGAACTGGACATTCAGGTCTTGTAACACTAATTGCCAAATGTTGGTAGATTCAGTTGTTTGTGAACCGTTGTTTTGAATTGGATAACCCCATGCCGCACCAGCATTGCCAGTTTTTGCACGGAACTGATAGGTAGAACCTTCAGTAGTTACATTACGGGAAAGGCCACGCAATGGGTTAATCAAACGCAATGTGTGGAATACAGGATCATAGGCTGTACGACCACCGATGTTGTAACCGCCACCAGTCAAAGCTGAACTTTCGGTTAAGTATGCTTGATATTGTGTTTCATCTTCAAACATCTTAATTTCTTTTTCAACATTGCCTTTTTTGTGAAACTTTTTGAGTTGCTCACGAACCATACGGTTTACATCTTCTTTAACCGATTTGGCTGGCTTGATGATGGAAGGTGCAGAATTGATTTCTGAAACACGGGCTTCGATAGTAGCCAATTTTTCAGCCATTTCAGCTTTAACAGCTTCAACAGCCGCTACAGCTTCAGTTTTTACTTCTTGAATTTTAGATTCATTTGATGCTTCGATAGCATCTAATTTTTCAATGATTTGTTGGGACATGATTTTTCCTTATTTAATGCGCTTAGATAATGCTTTCAGCAAATCCCGTTCTTCTAATGCCTTTAGGATTGCATCGGCTTCGTTTACCACCGCTTCAAGATCGCCTTGTTGTGGGGCTTCCTTAATTTCAACCTGAACAGCATCACGCCCTTCAAGCATCTTTTTAAGGATTGAAGATGCGGTGGTCGCATCTTTACGGGACAACCCAGCTTCACGCAAGGTTTTCTCGATATTTCTTGGATTTGGATGCCCTTCAGCATCAAAATACTCTAACTTTTGAATTTCTGCGGCTGGATTATTTGGGTACATAACCACAGACACTTCACGCAAACCGCCTTTGGTGATTTGGAAATAGGCTTCTTCGTCATCATCGTTATCGTCATCCATTGGGTTGCCATCGCAGTCTACATAACAGGCTTCGTCTGCATATGCACCAACTGATACGCCACCAAACAGATTTGGGGATGATTTAAGAACTTCGTAAAGATCAGAACCAGCAGAAGTGTTCATAAAAAGGTTGCCTTTTGCAACCATTCCATCTTTATCAAAATTAAATTCTGTCCATTGACCGACTGGCATACCCATGTCGTTATGGTTCAAAAACATTGGAAGGGGTTTGCCTTCGGATTTGAATTGTTCAGCCCATTCGGAAAAACCTTCTGGCTGGTAGTTAAATTTTCTACCGTCTGCGCCTTCCCGTGTTCCCCATGTAGTTACACGGGCTTGCATTGCACCGCTAGGAGTTTGGGATTCTTTGCCTGATTTTTCTAGGCTTAGTTGTGCTTCGCAAACTAGGGTTAGATTCTGATTCATTGATTATCCCATTCTTAATCGAAAGATTTATGTCGTATATTATATGGGATTTTTTAGATTTTACTGGTAGTTTAACACTATTAGTTTTAATCTGCGAATCAAGTTTTATCATGTTTTACCAATATTCATTTTCTTGGTTTGATTGCCGCCACCGCCACCAGTATCTTGTGGTGAAGTGCCAGGAATGATTTTAGCAGTCTTGGTTGTTACTGGAATATCTGTTGATGATATTTTTTGCGTATTAACGCCTAATAATTCATCACCACCATCAATTTGAGCAATGTTTAAATATTGGCGGGCTTCGTTTGGTGTCAAAATGCCACCAGCAACGCCAGCATTAACAAAGTTCATTTGATCTAATGCCGCACCCTTCAAGAAATCCTTAGTATCAAAACGGATAGCAAGGTTTGGATAACCTTTTAATAATCCCATTTTAAATTTTTGCTCAATATTAATAATCATTGGGTACATTGTGGTTTTATAGAATTCATCCAACAATGTTTGAGTATTATTATATTTGCCCATTTCTAAACCAAGCAATTGCGCTGGTACACCAAACAGGGCGCATATGCGTTTAGTAGTTTGATCTTTTAATTTGCTAGCTTCCGCATCTTGCAAAGTAAGCATATGAACAGGGGTGTAAGTCATGCCCTGATCTAGCAACATACCTTGACCAGGCTTGCTTAAATCGGTTGGTCGGCTACCAGTCATGCTTGACCATGCTTCTTTCAGTCTGGCCGCAATTTCCTTAAACTTGGTATCTGGAATAACTTGAGTTGTGCTAAAAATTCCCGATGGTTTTGCACCGTTTTGCATGACATAGTTGGCATACAAATCAATGTCGGTATCAAGGGCCACTAATTCCGTTGCCAAAATACCTTTATTAAAACCAGCAGAACCTTGCCACGGGGCTTCCGTGCAATGGATTACTTGATAAGATGCCAATGGCTCATCTTTGTTAAATCCGTATGTTGGGGTCGATACCCGATAGGTTGGATAACGGGCTGGGCTGGCTTGAACCGTGATTAGCGTTGAATCAAGGTTATAAAGTTCAATTGGCGTTTGATTTGGGTCTTTTTGATCTTTGCGATACAGCAATGTGAACACTTCACCAGCCAAGCAATACCACATTACCCATTGATACCAGAACTCATATTGGTTTTGAAAATTATTGGGCTGAGATAATAGGTTTAATACTTGTTTTGCTTTGGCTTTATCTCTTGTGCCAACATTAGTTGATTTCAAAGCATCTTCAAAATCACCATCATCTGTTTGATATTTAATGCTAATAGAACATTGA